ATGGGCATATGGCAAAGACGCTAATAATATTAGTACTTCTATTCGACGGAACTCTAATACAAGAAAGGTATGATCTTGCAAGAGAGATGTCGGTATATGAATGTTTGGCGTTTGGTGATGATCATAGAGAGGCTATTGCAGAGTATAAAGAATTTGATGATAACCTTAAAAATGGATGGTATTTAAAAGATGGTCGTGGGACTGTTCAAGGCCATATGTGTGAGTAGTCTTTTACTACTACCTGCAGTTGTACTTCTTTGGATGTGGAATAAAGAAACACCTACTCCAAAGAGGGAAAAAAGGAGTAGGTTAAAGATGGGAAAATTAACCCAATAACATAATTTTTAAACACTGTCAATCGGAGTGCACGTAAATCTAATATATATCTGGTGTTTGTTGATGTCTTCTCTACCTATTTCTTTAATTTTTTTATCGGCTTCATCATAGCCTTTTAATAAACAATCATAGGCGTCTCTAAATTTTTCAGGGTGTGTGAATGGAGGTAAACAAGTAGCCTCAGTATAACTACACATGATTAAAGTTAATAAAAATTTCATTGACAATCCTATAATTTATCCTATATTAACCCACAATATGAAAGGAACTAATCATGACAGATATGAGTAAATATAAAAATGTTTCTCTTACAAAAGAAACATACAGGGTTTTAGAGGCATTGTCGAAGGTATTATTGCCCGATGCAAAATTATCCGTGTCAAAAACTATTGAAGCAATAGCAAACGAGAAAGCAAAAAAGTATAATGGGAAAATTAAAGTTAAATAATTTAAGAAAGAAAATTTGTGATAATTGCCATGGCAACGGTTACATAAGAATTGCAACAGGTGACACATCCATAGATTTTAGAGACAACAGCCAAGTACATCAATGTTGGGTGTGTGACTCAGAGGGAGAAGTATATGAAGAAAGGACTGATCTTATTAATGATGGTCATTTTTCTAACAAGTTGCACTAAGTTAGAGTTTGATGGTTTTGATCCCATGACTTCAACACTAAGATGGATGATAACAAAGGACCATAAAAAATGAGAGATACTGATATAGCTTACATTGCCGGTTTATTTGATGGTGAGGGTAGTGTAGATTTTAAAAGAAGGAAAGAAAAAAGGGGAAAGTACATAACGAACGCTATGCAAATAACTATGCGTATTGAAATGACTAATCAATCTATATTAAAATGGATTCAAGAAACATTAAAACTTGGCACTGTTAGAAAGAGAAACAGATCACCAAGTGTTAAAGCTCATTGGAAAGATAGATGGACATACACTTTAAGATTTAGACAAGCGTATAAGGTGGCTTGTTTAATATGGCCTTACGCTCATGTTAAATTAGATAAGATACAACAAATAATAGATCACTATGAGGGTAAAGTGTTTGATGGTAAAGTAGTTGATCTTGATACCTACAAAAAAACGATGGCGTTAGAATGAGTGTTAGTTACGGACTAGGTATGTTGTTAGTTGGTGTTATTTGTATAACTATCGGTGCAACTGCTACATATATTATATTTAATAAAATAGAAAAGGAGAGAAAAAATGAAAAATAAAAAACCAAAAGAACCGGAAAAAGTTAACATAGCCATGTTTAACTGGGGGCCTTGTGTGTTAAAGATGAAGATCACACCAGAGTTTAGAAAACTTATGTTGAAAGAGGCTAAGAAAAATACAGAAAACTATGAGCATAAATTAGCTGGAATATTACATAGAGAGACTGGTTATAGTGAAGAATCAAAAGCTAAAATATTACCATATTTATCTAATTGTCTTGGAGTTTATAACCAAGTTTATGAAAAATATACTAATAAAAAATTTAAAAAAGCACCTGAATATATACTGTCTGCTATGTGGATAAACTATCAGATATCTAACGATTATAATCCACCACACGATCACGATGGTAAACTGTCTTTTGTTGCTTATTTACAAGTGCCTGAAGAATTAAAAAAAGAAAACGCTGAATATAAAGGTCAAAGCTGTGGTCCTGGAGGCATACAGTTTTTGTATGGTGATGGTCCTAGAGACGCTGTAACTTATATATCTATGTTTCCTGAGGTAGATGATATGTATATCTTTCCTGCATGGTTAAAACATTACGTGGCCCCATTTAAATCTGATTGCACTAGAATATCTGTTAGTGGCAATGTTCATGACTCAGCGCCACTAAATAATATAGTTAAGTTTGCACCTAAATATTTAAAAGATAAAAAGAAATAAGGATGGATTTTGAAATAAAAGACTACATACTCAGACAGGATAACGTGGTGTCTGAAGAGTGGTGTAATCAAATCATCAATTTTTTTAAAGGTGTTAAAAGTGTTAGTAGATCTAAGAGTCTTGGAGTTTCACCATTAAAACAAGATAATAAGATATATAATTTTTTAAAAGATATGGAAAGATTTAAAATTAATCTCCCCATTTTGAGAGACTTTAATGTTGCGATACAGTCAGGACTAGAGAAATACATAGAAAGATATCCAATGTTAAACGAGGTAAATAGATTTACCCTTAACACTGATGTAAAGATACAAGCCACACAACCGGGAGAAGGCTATCACCAGTGGCATTGTGAACAAGACGGGCTAAGCAGATCCGAGAGATTGCTTTTATGTATGATATATTTGAATGACGTAGATGAAGGAGGTGAAACGGAATTTTTAAATCAACACTTACGAATAAAACCAAAATGTGGTAGAATGGTCATATGTCCAGCTTTCTGGACTCACTATCATAGAGGTAACCCTCCAATTAGTGGTATAAAATATATGATTAATGGCTGGATGGAATTTGTTGACGGATAAAAAATGATGGAAGATAAAGATTTAAATGAGTTTCATAGCATTGGTAAACCAATCAAGTGGAGTAATCGATATACCTATGTCACTGGTACACGGCACGAGGACCATGGAACACGGACCTATGATATAAATGGTTCTAGACTTCCTAGTGTAACTACGATATTAGGCGCTACCAAAAATCAACAATTTTTAAAAGATTGGAAGGCCAAAGTTGGAGAAAAAGAAGCGGACAGAATCAAAAATCTATCTAGTAAACGGGGCACTAGTATGCACAAATTCTTGGAACACTACGTGCAAGGAACTGGCTACGATGATCTTACAGAGCTCGGACAGAAGGCGAAAGCCATGGCCCAAAAAGTTATTGATGTGGGGCTTACACCAGTTGAAGAGATATATGGCTCGGAAGTCACGTTGTATTATCCTGGGCTTTACGCTGGGTCTACTGACTTGGTCTGCATGCATAATGGTATGGAGTCTATTGTAGACTTTAAACAAGCTAACAGACCAAAAAGAGAAGACTGGATTGAAGACTACTTTATGCAGATTGGAGCCTATGCCATGGCTCATGATTATGTTCATAATAGTCAAATAAAACAAGGAGTTATAATGATTTGTACACCCGATTTATATTATCAAGAGTTTAAAATTTCAGGACCAGAGTTGCGTTCTTGGAAACACAAGTTTCTCAAACGATTAGACATGTATCACGAGTTACAGTTTGATGAAAAGGAAAGATATAACGAAGAAAAAGAAAACGAAGAATATTTAAAAGAACTAAAGGAGAAGCTATGAATGATAAGTTGTTTATAACCATTCTAAAGAGATGTGAGGCAGACATAGAGGACGCTCTGTACAAGATAGACTGCATCAACGATCACGGTCTAATTATACCTGAGCATACTGGTATCACTGAAGAAGTTGACAAATTGTTACTAAAAGTTTCAGAGACCGAAGGAAAACTGGCAGCATTGCGTCAACACTATGGCAAAAAGAAGGCAAAAGAAATACTATAAGGGATCTAAAAAGTTTAAAAAATTTTTATAAAAAAAGCAAAGAGTGAAAAGTGTCTTTTTGTCGTTTTGGTGTAGAAGTGTTGATTTTATTGACTTTAGGGTAGACAAATTAGGTGACAAATCATGTTTAGGTAGACAAATTATTTTG